CAGGACGACGAAGGCAACTGGCACTGGACGGCTGGAAATCCAGCACAGCCTTTTCTCAAGCCAGCGGTGGCCGACCATGCGCAAACTTACAGGAACATCATAGAGGATGAGATGAAAAATGGATGAAAGGCAAATCAAAGCCATTGAGGCCGTTCTCGCAAAAGGAGACAGAATAGAGTTGATTCCCGTAAAAGATGGTGTTAAAATTATACATGTCAAGCGGGAAGAGCTGAAACAGAATATTGCTCCCGCCTCTAAGCGTTGAGGCGGAAGGACCGAACGGGGTCAACTACCGAGGATTTCTCGGTGGTTGGCCTCTTTTTGTTAAAAAAAAGACCGCCCCGAAGGGGCGGCGAAAAATCAGTTAGTTTGCTGATATAAAGACGTCAGAGCATCGGTCAGAACCTGAGAAAAGTTCACCTGATGCTTTTCGGCAAAGGTGTTGAGCCATGCCGGAATGGTCAAGTTTTTTCGAACGGCTTTGCTACCATACTTTTCCGCATAGGCGTCTATATCTAACACGAGCAAGTTAACAAATGCGCCTTGTTCCACCCGGACTGCTTCAATAGGCCTTGCTGCCGGAGCAGCGTTTCCATCTTCTAATTCGTCCAGTACCCAGCCAGAGGCGGCGTCCTCTGCCATAAGAATTGCGTCAGCTAACGTACCCCCCTCTGTAATGCATCCAGGCAAATCAGGAATGACTACGGTATATCCTTCTTTTTCCTCACAGGGGCGAAAAACAGCAGGATAAACAAGCTTCATAATAAATTCCTCCTATCTATGATGTCGGGAGCACGGGGCCTATTTCAGCCCCGCTTGCTCCAGAATTGATTTTGCAGTTCCCTTATCAATGTCACCTTTGTGCTGTGGGATTGTAACCTTTCCGGGTTTGGTTGGGTGTTTAAACTGCTTGTGGGAACCTTTGGTGTTTTTGTGATACCAACCATCAGCAAGAAGTATTTTTTCTATTTCTTTTGCTGTCATTCCGTTCCCTCCTTACAATTATATTATACGCATAATGCGCGTAAATGTCAAGAGGTTTTTTGGTAAACACCGCAAAGAACAGCGGTTTTTATATCACAGTCGCCCCCAAGGGAACGGGGCCGAAGAAAAGGAGACTGATTATGGCACTGACCAGACGAGCCCTCAAAGCTATGGGCATTGAGGACGAGAAGATCGACGAGATCATCAACATGCACACCGAAACCGTGGACGGCCTGAAAGCCGACGTGGCGAAATACAAGGCCGATGCGGAAACCCTGCCCGGTATCCAGAAGCAGTTGGAGAAGGCGCAGGCCGACCTTGAGGCTGGAAAGAAGGACAGCTATAAGGTCAAGTACGAGGCCCTGAAAGAAGAATTTGAGGGCTACAAGAGCGAACAGACCAAGAAGGAGGCCCGTAGCGCCAAGGAAAAGGCGTACCGGGAGCTTCTGAAACAGGCTGGAGTGAGCGAGAAGCGGCTTGACGCTGTGCTCCGGGTGTCCGATGTGGACAGTGTGGAGCTGGACGAAAAGGGCACAATCAAGGACGCAGATAGGCTCACGGAGAGTATAAAGAGCGAGTGGGCGGATTTTATCGGCACCACCTCCATCCAGGGCGCACAAACTGCCACACCTCCGGCCAGCACCGGCGGGAACGGCATGACGAAGGCTGACATCTACAAAAAGGATGACCATGGCCGGTATGTCATGTCTGCCGCGGAGCGCCAGAAGGCGCTTATGGAAAACCAAATTACATGAAAGGACTGAATTAAATGGCTGCTACGAAAGTTGAAAGCCTTACCAATCCGAGGGACTCTCTGCCCAACACTTATACCAGCGTGACGGCCCGCGAGGTGGATTTTGTCACCCGATTCAATGATAACTGGGAAGCGCTGCGCACCATCCTGGGCATCATGCGTCCTATCCGCAAGACCCCCGGCACGCAGCTGATCTCTTATACCGCTGACGTAACCCTGGAGGACGGCGACGTGGGCGCTGGCGAGGTCATCCCGTACAGCAAGGCGACCATCACACAGGCCACCAAGGCAGACCTGACCATCAAGAAGTATGCCAAGGCCGTTCCCATCGAGGACGTGGACAAGTATGGCGCGGAGATCGCCGTGGAAAAGAGCGACGACGCTTTTCTCACTAAGCTCCAGAACGTGGTGTTTGGGGACTTCTACACCTTCCTGAACACCGGTTCTCTCACCGGCACCGCAACCACCTGGCAGGCCGCCCTTGCAAAGGCCCAGGGCGAGGTTCTGAACAAGTTTGCGGTTATGGCGAAGGATGTCACATCTGTTGTTGGATTTGCCAACATCCTGGACGCCTATGACTACCTGGGCACGGCGGACATTACTGTCCAGACCCAGTTCGGCATCAACTATGTCAAGGACTTTATGGGGTATTCCACTCTGTTCCTGCTTCCTGCTACTGTTTCCGGCAATGCAGCCATTGCGCGTAATACGGTGATCGCCACCCCTGTGGAAAACATCGACCTGTATTATGCCGATCCGGGCGATAGTGAGTTTGCCCGGCTGGGCCTGAATTACACCGTACAGGGCGAGACCAACCTAATCGGCTTCCACGCTCAGGGCAACTACAGCACCGCTGTGGGCGAGAGCTACGCCATTATGGGCATGAAGCTGTGGGCTGAGTATCTGGATGGAATTGCCAAGATTACTGTTTCGGTGGGGGGTTAATAGGGTCTGACACCTTAACGCTATTCCCCAGCAGTCAGACCCTATTGGGGAAACAGGTCTCTGATTTGGTCGGTGATGATCTGACGGTAAAAGCTGATGGCTCTGTGGTTGGGACATTCCATTATGTCTCTGACTATACAGAGTTCAGCAGCGTCCCGGAGGAACAGAGCGGGTATTATTTCCCGTTCCACCTGACCAAGACAGGGGCCAAAATGACATTCAAGAAAAACGGTTCTCCCACAAAGGAAAACATCCCGTTTGACGCAGATATTGTTTTCAGGGTGAGCAAGGATGACACCTTCGAGGTGCTTGTTGATGATTCCAGCGTGGTGAAATTTACCTTTACAGGGGAAACCTTTGAGCCACAAGGCAAGGCCAAAGTCCGGTCAAAACGATAAAAGGAGGGCGGCGTGATGCTGGAAGAAGTTTTGCAGAGCCTGAACAACTGGTTTCTGGTGCCTGACGGCATCCACACCGGAGAGTTCACGGTGCAGGACGGGTGGCTCACGCTGCCCTTTCTGCAAACAGGACAGTATTTCAGGGTGGTGGGGTCTGTCTTCAATGACGGGCTTCACCAATACCCGGCCACAGACATGACCGGAGAGACGTTCACTGGCGCTGTATGGGCGCTGGCGGTCCCAAAGGCTGTTATTACTCTAAGCGAGGAAATAGCGGCCTGGAACGAAAAGAACGGAACCCCAGGGCCGTACACGTCGGAATCGTTTGGTGGCTATTCCTACAGCAAGGCCACCAACGCCAGCGGTGTAGTCGTTGGCTGGCAGGATGTATTTAAAAGCCGACTGAACGCATGGCGGAGGATTGGAGGGATTATATGAGCTTGTTAGACGATTTTGCCCATCCATGCGTGCTGATGGAAAAAAAGCGCGTGCCAGACGGTGCAGGCGGGTACATCGTGGAGTGGACAGAGGGCGCGGAGTTTGTCAATTATCAGGCCCTGGACACCTCCATGGAGGCCCGGAGGGCGGAGAAGGAGGGCGTGACCAGCGTGTATTCCGCGCTGGTGCGGTCCGACTTCCCCATCGACTACAACGACTATTTTCGGGACAAGACAACCGGCCAGATCTACCGGGTGACCTCTGACCCGGAGGAAAAAGTGGCCCCCAAGTCCGCCAGCTTCGCCCTGAAATTCTTCACAGCGGAGCGGAAGGAGCTGCCGACATGACCAAAAACAAGGCCCTGTACGCCTGGCTCAACGAGTTCATGCCGTTTTACCGGGCCTCCTCTGTCCCGGACGATGTGGAGTTCCCCTACGGCACCTATGAGTACATCGAGGATGCCTGGGGCGGCGGCGAGGTGAGCATGACCGTCAATCTGTGGTTCCATACCACCAGCGAGGCGGTGCCGGATGAAAAGGCCCAGGAACTTTCTAGGCGCATCGGATACGGCGGCGTGACCATCCCCTGCGACGGCGGGTACATCTGGCTCAAGCGTGGGTCTCCCTTCTGCCAGAGCCTGAAATACGAAGAAGACAACAACATCAAGCGGCGGTACATCAACCTGACCGCCGAATACCTGACTTTGAACTGAAAGGAGCGATACCATGGGAATCTTTACGAAAATCCCGCAGGACACCTTTTCCGAGTTACAGCTTGACGCCGGTGTTCTGCTGAATAAGTTTGACCCGGCCAAGGTGGCCGCCCCAGCGGATGAGGACATCATCTGTGCCACTACCGGCGGCATCAACATCAGCTGCGTGCCCACCTACTCCGACATGGGCGAGGATGTGGACAACTGCCCCACCAACACCAAGGAGTTGAAGCACCTGGACGGCTGGGACTGCAAGATGTCCTTCACCGCTCTGGGCACCTCTCCTGAGAGCATCAAACTTGCCCTGGGCGCTGCCACAGTGGCAACCAGCAAGGTCACCCCAAACCGTGACCTGAAGCAGGAGGATTTTAAGGATATCTGGTGGGCGGGTGACCGGGCTGACGGCGGTGCCGTGGCAGCCTGTTTGAAAAATGCCCTTTCCACTGGAGGTTTCGCGCTCAAGACCACCAAGAACGGTAAGGGGCAGGTTTCCGTGGAGTTGACTGGCCATGTGTCCATTGAGGCCCAGAATGTCATGCCTATGGAGTTTTATAGCTTCACCACCCCGCTTCCCGGTGCGGGTTGAGGAGGCAGGCCATGAGACTTTCTGATATCAAGGGCGACCGAACCCTGGAGGTCATTGCAGAGGTCATCGACCCAATCTGCAATATTGCGGAGGATGACGAGGCCATGTCCATGTTCCGGCGGGAGAAGCTGCCGGAAGGCATGGAGCCGAAGAAGTTCCTGCTGGCCCGGGCGCGGAAGTCGCTGCCCGTGCTGCTGAAACATCACAAGGGCGACATTATTGCCATCCTGTCCGCCATCGAGGGCGTGCCCCCGGAGCAGTACAAGGGCGCTTTGAACCTGGTCAAGCTGTTCAGAGATGCAACCGACCTGCTGACGGATGAGGCGTTCGCCGAGCTTTTTATCTCCGCGCAGGGCGAGAACTCCTCTGGCTCTGCGCAGGAGAGTACCGAGGCCCCCTCAGCGTAAAGGCGTTTGCCCGGTATGCCGTCTCACGATGGCTGCATGAGCAGAAGGACACGGCATACCGGGCTTATGTGACCGACGCACTGAAAGCGGTGGCGGAGAACACCGCCAAGTACGCCGGTGGCAGCTACATCAAGGCCCGGTACATCGAAATTATTGACCCGCCCCCGGAGGAGACCCGGACGGGAGAGGAGATCATAGCGCAGATGAAGGCCAAGCTGGGTGCAATAGCAGAAAAAGCATAAAAGAAGCCCCCCATAATGGGGGACTTGACTCACAGAGAAGTGACCGGCTCGTCTTCGATGTTGCACATATCTTTGAGCATTGCGGCAAGTTTTTGCCCTTTGTAGGCTCGGGTATCTTCAAATTCTAAAAACCCCTGCTCCCCGGTCTTTGACGTATAACTGATTATAAACACGCGCTTGATTTCTTTTTTCTCCTTTTTCCCAGTTCCGCTGGTGGCTCCAACAACTGCTCCAACGCCACCAAACAAAACACCGCCTAAAACAGCACGGCCAATCACGGATTTATTCTTTTCCACAATGTCTGTTTCGAATCCATAGTACACATCTGTAATTTGGCTGTAGTCCAGCGAGATAGGCTGCTTTGCCATAGGGGCCGAAAGTTCCATATGGTCATCGTAAAGAGAAATTTCAACGGCGTTGTTGCATTTTAGCGGGCCGACATCCTTTTTCAGCATGAAAAAATCGCTGATGAGGCTCCCTTTCCTACTCCTAAAAAAGCCCATAGGGTCTCCCTCCTTTTCCCTAAATATAGCACATGGAGATTAAATTTTCAAGACAGGGGGTGGTTTGAATAAACCTTCTTGACTTATATGCATCGATTACGCTCAGAACAGATGGGTTTGAAGATGGGATCGACCATGCCCGCAAGTCTCTGTCTGTGTTTGCGAGTGGCAACCTGGGCGCGGAATCGTCAGTAGGGAAACTGCGCAAGGCCCTCTCCCGCATCGATGGGGATGCTGAGTCTGCCAGCGACGCGATGAAAGATGCCACAGACTCAACAGAAGATTTTGGGGACGCGATGGATGATGCGTCGGACCGGTCTATTGGATTTGCGGATGTGTTGAAGGCAAATCTGCTCGGGAATGTGATTGTGTCTGGCATTAAGGCACTGGGCGGCTCAGTAAAAAACATGGCAGGACAGTTTATTGACTCTGCCGCAACAGTAAAAGCACAGTCCAGTCAGTTCGAGCAGACTTTTGGAGAGTTTCAGAGTGAGGCAACGGAAGCGATTCGCCGCGTAGCGTCGGAGGGTGGCATCCTGGAAACCCGCCTGAACACCCTCGGAAGCCGGATCTACGCGTTTGCCCGCTCTTCTGGCGGGGATGCAAGCGAAAGCCTCGGCCTGATGGAACGCGCCTTGCGAGTTGCTGCGGATTCAGCAGCTTACTATGATACAAGTGTAGAACAAGCTACAGAGACCCTGCAATCGTTCTTGAAGGGCAACTTTGAAAATGATGCAGCTCTGGGCCTTTCGGCCACGGAGACCACTCGGAACGCCGCCGCAATGGACCTGTTTGGGAAAGAGTTCAAAGAACTGTCGGAAATCCAGAAGCAGGAAACGCTTTTGAAGATGGTGGAGGATTCGCAGAAACTATCCGGCGCTATGGGACAGGCATCCAGAGAGGCGGACGGCTGGGAAAACGTCATGGGCAACCTGAATGAGGCGTGGAGGCAATTTCAAGCTAATGTGGGCACCCCCATCCTAGAGAACCTCATCCCGATTGTCCAGAACATCACTATGGCGTTTCAAGGGTGGATGTCGAGCATTGACTGGGATGCTTTTGGCACGAAGGTCAATGAGTTCGTCAATGCAATTATCGACAATGGTCCGACTATCATCTCTATTATTGCTGGCATCGGCGCTGGGTTCGTGGCCTGGAACGTCGTAACAATCATTCAGGGTGTGGTGGCCTCCATCAATGCGTTTAGGGCAGCAAATGAGGGCGCAACAATCGCGCAGCTGGCCATGAACGCAGCCATGAGTGCGAACCCGATCGCCATTGTCATAACTGCAATAACCGGACTCATCGCGGTTATCGGGACTCTTTGGGCCACAAGCGAGGACTTCCGGAATGCTGTTTCTGAAATATGGGGCAACATCAAGGATGCCTTTGTAAATGCCTGGGAGGCAATCAAGGCGGCCTGGGATGCAGCGCAGCCATATTTCCAGGCGATATGGGACACTCTTGTTGATATATTTACTCCTGTTGCGGAAGTTCTTGGCGGCTTTTTCAGCGCCGCCTGGGATGCAGTCAAAGTGGTATGGGACAAAGCCACCGGCTTTTTCCAAAACATCTGGAACACCATACAGGGCATTTTTGCTGTTGTTGAGGCTGTTCTCTCTGGAGATTTTTCAGGCGCATGGGAAGCGATCAAAGGTGTATTCGCTGGCTGGGCAGACTTCTTTACCGGCCTGTGGAATGACCTGACCGACATCTTTGCTAAAGCGTGGGATTGGTTTGTCGGGATCGGTGAAGACATCGTGAACGGAATATGGCAAGGCATCAAAAATATTTGGGGGAGCCTGAAATCTTGGTTTAGTGGGCTGTGGGACGACCTCGTTGGGGGAGTAAAAGACTTCCTCGGCATTCACTCCCCGTCCCGTGTCTTTGCCGGAATTGGTAAAAACATGGCCCTGGGCCTGGGCGAGGGCTGGGAGGATTCCTTCGGACGTGTCCGGGACGGCATCACCCGCGGCCTGGACTTCGGCGCAGCATCGGTGGATTTCGCTTCCTCCGGGCTTGGGGTGTCCTCTGCCGGCATCATCAACAGCATGGCGGCTGGGGCAGACGCAGGGCTTTCCGATGGTCTGACGGTCAATCTTACTCTGCCGGACGGAACAAAGTTCGCCACCTGGCAGCTGCCCTATCTCATCAAGGCAGGTTCCGCTGCGGGAACGCCTATTGCGGACCCTCAGTGGGCGTAAGGAGGAAACGGTATGACGCAACTGATATTAGATTCTGGAGGCGCATCTGTTGTCCTGCCTGAGACCCGCCGGGAGGCCTATGTTGTAGACGAGGAGCCGCTGAGCCGAAACCTGGTAATGATTGCTGGAAACATGGTCAAAGAGCTGCGGGGAGATGTATGGGTCATTGATTACCAGTATGGATATTTCAATGACACCGACAAGGACCGTGTGATCTCTGCCTGCAAAAAGGGAAGCCGTGAACCTATCGTCTGCAACTTCCTGATTCCAGACGAAAATAAGATGCTGACTTCCAGATTTTTTGTGACAGGGTACACACGGCCAAGGTTTTATTGGAGTCGGGATGATAAAGGGGCCACCGTCCCTGTGTGGGGTGGGTTTACGGTCTCTCTGAGAGAGGTGGATCCCCATGATTAACGCCACAGAGGAGTACAGGGTCGCAATCGTGGGCGCTTCCAGACGGACCCACCTCAAGGCCGTGGTGGACATCAGCGACCCGGACATGGCCTTTTCCGGCGTGGAGAGCAGTGGTGCGGCGGACTTTTCACAGCCGGCCCAGCTGTATGATCGGGTCATGGACCTGACGCCATACGCCACCCTGGAGCCCCACAGGTGGGTCCTCAATGGGCAGTTTCATCTGATCCCGGCAGAGGGGGCGGCGAATCAGGTTGGCTTTGTGGGGGATGTGCTCTCCGGAGCAGATGGGAGCTTTCCCGCAGCTGTGTGGGTGGAGGAGCGGTTCTCTAATTTATCCATCCTCCAGGCCTGTTCTGTCTACTTTCCGGGTGACGATTGGGATGGGGTTCCGGATACTTTCACCGTAGAGGTCAAACAGGGCGGCACGGTCTACTACACCAAGGAGTTTACCGGCAACCGGTCCAGGGCGGTCAGCCTGAGCGGCTTCACGGTCAATAACCCGGACGCTATCCGGGTGACGGTAAGCAAGTGGAGCCTTCCGGGCCGCCGGATGCGGGTGGCCGAGATATTACCCGGCGTGTATGAGGAGTGGACAGAGAAAATGCTGGTGGAGTTCAATGCCACACAGCAGACCGATTTTTCCTGCATTACGCTGCCGTATGGAACAATGAGCCTATCTTTAAATAACATTGACAAGCGGTTTGAGCCGCGAAAGAAAGATGGGCTATTTGCTTCCATCGAGGACAGACAGGGCATTGAAACGCTAATCGGTGTCGAACTGCCTTCCAGCGGAGTGGAGTACAAAAAGGTGGGAGTGTACTACCAGTACGGCGACGGCTGGAAAACCTCCAACAATGATATGTCTATTGACTGGTCGCTGGTGGATATTGTAGGGCTGGTGGCAGAACGCACTTATCTTCCGCCAACGACCCTGCCAACTACCCTGGAAGGCTGGATCTCCTCTGTGGCGGCCCAACTTGGGGATAATTTCAAGAGCCGCTACCACGTTGATCCAGACTATGCCAAAAAGCCAGTAAAAGCAAAGGATAAGCTGGCGGTGACCGGAAAGAAGTGCGGGGACATTCTGCGGTGGGCCTGTATGGTGACCGGCACTTTCCCCCGTGCGGATGCTGAGACAGGATACCTGACAGCGGAGCCTCTATGGAACCAGGGGAACAAAACGCTTTTGACCGCGCTCGCTGACTACCCAACCATGAAAGCCAACAAGAGTGTGGCGTCCCTTATCTTTACCCTTGCGGATGGAACTCAATATGTGGTCAGCGGCAACAGCACCAGCAGTGAAAAGACCATCAATATTGAGAACCCATTCATCCACACCTCTGCCGAGGCCCTGACCGCGGCGCGGCTGATCCTCAGCTGCTACGGCGGAAACCTGATCGAGACCACGGGCCGGGGCGATCCATCCGGGGAGATCGGGGACGTGGACACCATCTGGCTGGATGAGAGTCAGGCCACCACCGCTCGGAGAATGATGCAGACCTTCAAGATCCAGGACGGGGCGCTCCAGGGCTGTCAGAGCCGGCTGCTCCAGGCGGACGGGTCCTTCCTCTTCCAGGCGCGGGCTGTGATCACCAAGAGCGGATCCTGGACAGCCCCATCGGGCGTCACTGCGCTGCGGCTCATACTCGTGGGCAAAGGTGAGGATGGGACAGCCGGAACGGACGGCACATGGGATGAGGCCGGAGCGGATGGAGTGGATGGCATCGGAGGGCTTGTCTGGGCCGGGACGGTATCGATCAATCCGCAGCAGTCGTTCAGTGTCCAGATCGGGGACAACTCTGTTTTTGGGCAATACAGCAGCGCAAATGGCAGCCGTTTCCCCTTTGGCTATACGGATATTGCAAGCGGCGATAGTTTTGCACGGACCGGGGTCCAAAAGCCTGTCCCTGGCTCTGGAGATGGTGGCGCGAAGGGCCTGGGTGGGATCAAGGGCAACCGCCATAGAGAGCCGAGCTATGACTCCGACGGGAATCCGGTCGGCTCACACTGGGAGATCGACAACTATCCTGGAGAGGGCACCGCGGGGCAGGCCGGAGTATCCGGCTGCGTCGTGATCTATTGGGACAAGGAGGGCGCATGAGTTTTGATTTTAGTTCTCTGGTGACAGATCGGACCCAGGCGGATGTGGAGGCACGGAACGACAAGGGAACCTATCAGGCCGCAGACCTCAACCGTGTTACACAGGCTATGGATGCGCTGGCCAATCAGTTTTCGGTCCTCGGATACAGTACAGCGGGCTATCAGAGGATAAAAGCTGTTGGACAAGAGGCCGTGAGGATCCCGGAGGGATATACGGAGCTGGAGTCCATCACAAGCTCCGGCATCCAATACATCAACACCGGGGTCAACCCAACCAGCAATACACGGGTGGAGCTGCGGATGTCCACAAGTCAATCCGGAAGCAAGACTGTGTTTGGATCAGATGTAGGGTGGACCGCAAACGGATTTGCCTTGGGTGTCAACTTTGCCCACTACGGAACAAGAAACGGGAGCTTTACCGGGCTCAACGATGGTGGGGCGCATACAGTGGATTTTAACCGAAACGTAATCTCCCTGGATGGAGCCAAGGCTCTGACTCTTGGCGAGGCTGTATTTGAGCTGACATATCCATTGTATCTCTTTTGCAATGACCGCTCCTCTGCCGCTCAGGAGCACACGAGCATGACACTGTATGCCTGTAAGATCTATGAGCAAACACACTTGGTGCGTGATCTGGTTCCGTGTAAGGATCCGGCTGGAGCGATCGGCTTATATGACACAGTGGAGGCTCAGTTTTATAAAAATGCTGGGTCTGGGGTGTTTGCGGCAGGGGCAGAGGTGATCCGGCCGGAGGTAGATCCCTATGAGTGGACAGAGGAGTATTACCCCACTGCGGAGCAAATGGCTCAGTATATTGCCAATGTGGAGGCACTGAGAGGTGTGATTGCGGTCCTGCCCTCCACGCCGGATAAGCCGGATAGTATGGAGCTGTTGGACCATGTAAAAGCAAATAACATCGAGAAGATTCTGGTGGATATTGATAAGCTGCTGCAAAATATGCCTTCTGCCTGGTTTTACAGTGGAGAAGTAAATTGTGGGGAGGTCTGAGTATGCAAGACAGAGTTCCAACTTATCCAGGACGGGTGAAATTGACCCCTGTATTGGGGCAAGAGAACACCTATGAAATGGTTCGTGTGGACGAACCAACTCAAGAAGGGACACCGTTAAATAAAGCAAATCTTCTCCAAGACCCCATTGCTAAAATGTATGGGCTTTCGGAGGCGGCTGTCCCCAATGACGTTTTTGCGTTTCTAGGAAAGTATAACCTTCATTGGTGGAAAACCAGCGGATATATTCCACCTTACTACACGTTGGGTGAAAGGAAAGATCACAGAATATCGGGTAGCGAGGTCTTTGATACATTTACAATCCAATATGCAAATTCAGTATCTGTGGACGATTCCGGAGTGGTCTCACTCAAAAATCCGATTTCCGCAACCATACAGTGCGAATTTGGCAGTGGCGATGCAGACGAAATCAACAAAGTTCCGACTGGAAGTTTTATGATGTCTGATCGTTTTCCTAACGAGCGCGCAATCTATTACAAGAGTGCTGATGCTTACGATGAAAAGCGGTCAGGGTCCAGTACGATAGGTACATACCTCCCTGAGCAGGAAGTTGCTGGACATCCGGCTACCCTGAATGGCGAAGGGACGGTGCATTCTGCGGACAGAAATGCATATCCGGACAACGGAGCCATTGGGAAAACCCATTACAAGTATTACGGCATTCCATTTGAAAACCTCGTAAAAACGGCCGCAAAAATTGTAGCAGGGGAATATGTTGGAACTGGAACTAGCGGATCCTCAAACAAAAACTCACTGAAATTCGGGTTCAAGCCTTCTATGGTGCTGATTACTGGTAACGGTTATTTCGGCGTTTTAACCTCAGAGGTATCCAAGTACTTCTGCGCAGGTATTAGCGGCTGGAATAGTTTGGGTAAAAACGGCCTTGCTGGGTCAGTGACTTTTGACACAAACGGTACTGTGTCTTGGTACGCAACTGCAAGTGTTGGTGACTACAATTTTAGAGATAGTCCCAATATCCAGTTCAACGCACAGTCAGTCACATATTCTTATATCGCAATCGGATAAAGGAGGAGAACAGAATGTGGTATATCGACCCTGTCCCAAACGACTCAGGAGCATACAGTCCTCCGCAGTCCACGCCCTTTGACGGTGCGAGTCCGCTGACAGATGAGCAATCGGATATGCTGGTACAGCACAACGGCTTTGTGGTCATCACCGGGGAGCCGGATCCTGACACAGAGGGCAGTGCAGTGACAGTGGCACCGAACGCCGAGGCCTGGGAGGCGTGGAAATCCTCCCTCCCGCCTCAGCCGGAGCCGGAACCCACAGAGGCGGAACGGCTGCGGGCGGACGTGGACTTTTTGGCTGCTATGACGGGGGTGGAGCTATGAGCGTGTACGAGCTGGCCCGGAAATACTACCCCCGGCTGTGGGACGATGCCCGCATTGACGCGCTGGTTCAGGCCGGACGGCTGACCCAGGAGGAGCGAGAGCAGCTGCGCCGGGAGGCACAGGGGAGGGCATGAGTTGAGCATCCAGGAACTATTGACAGGCGGGGGCGGGCTGGTGGTCCTGGCGCTGACGGTCATCCAGATCGCCCCCATCAAACTGAACCCCTGGTCCGCCATTGCGAAAATCCTGGGGCGGGCCATCAACGCAGAGGTGCTGGCCGAGCTGGAGCGGACCCGGATCAAGCTGGACAACCACATCAAGACCGACGATGAGCGGGCGGCGGATATGCACCGGGCCAGGATCTTGCAGTTCAATAACGAATTGATTCGGAATATCCCGCATACCAGAGAGGAGTTCATCGAGATCCTAGCCGAGATCGATGGCTACGAAAAATTTTGCAAGAGGAACCCGAATTATCCCAACAGCCGGGCTACCCACGCCATTGCCAATATTGGCAGGGTGTACGACGAGCGGCTACAAAAGCACGATTTTCTGTGATTTGTGAAAGGAGGTGAGCGTATGGACTTTGGAATTGCGAGCGTGGCGGCCATCACGGTGATCTGCTATCTGATCGGCCAGGTGGTTAAGGCGTCCGGGGTGGACAACAAGTGGATCCCCATCGCCTGCGGCGTGTCCGGCGGCCTGCTGGGCATTGCCTGCATGGCCCTGGCGGTGCCGGATTTCCCGGCTGCGGATCCTGTCACGGCTCTGGCCGTGGGCATCGTGAGCGGCTTTGCGGCCACCGGCGTCAACCAGGCGGCTAAGCAACTGAGCAAGTGAAACACAACAACTGACAACATGAGAGGAGGAGCGCAAATGAACGCCAATTACATCTATGACATTTTCCAGACCTGTGAGGACCTGGACCTGCCCGACCTGACCATTGCCCTGGCCCGCCACAAGGAGGGCCACACCATCCCTGAGGGCATGACGGAGCAGGGCATCAACGAGTTTGTGGGCAACCACTATGAGGCCCTGGTGGACGCATTCGCCGACCACGACCGGGAGGCGTTCGCCGCAGCTGTGCAGGCTGGCATCCAGGAGGACGAGGAGCACCAGGCCGGCCAGGAGGGCTGAGGCCATGCTGATCTGCATTGATGCGGGTCACTACATCGGGACCCCGGGGAAGCGGTGTCTGAAGGACATCGATCCCGGGGAGACCCGGGAGTGGACCCTGAACAGCCGGGTGGCAGATAAGCTGGAGGCCATCCTGGCGGGGTACGACTGTCAGACCATGCGGGTGGACGATGTGACCGGCAGGCGGGACGTGACCCTGTCCCAGCGGGTGGCGGTGGCCAACCGGGCCAAGGCGGACGTGTATCTGTCCATCCACCACAATGCCGGGATCAACGGCGGCTCCGGCGGCGGGATCGTGGCCTATGTGGCCCCCAGCCACCAGAAGCAGAGCGAGGTGGTGCGGAATGCGGTGTACCGCTATACTGTGGCGGCCACCAGCCTGCGGGGCAACCGAGCACAGCCTCTGGCGGAGCAGAGCCTGTATGTGCTCAATTACACCACCATGCCGGCCACGCTGATCGAGCTGGGGTTTATGGACTCCACCACGGACACGCCTATCATCCTGACGGAGCAGTTTGCCGACCAAGCGGCGGCAGGGCTGGCGGCGGCGCTGGTGGAGGTGTATGACCTCCAGCCCAATGGCAGCGGGCAGGTCCTGATGACCGCGGTGCCGGCGGAGGATCTGACGGTGGAGCTGGTGGACCGGCCCAAATCCGAGTGCGGCGACAACTGCGCCAATGCTGGGTATTTCGCCAACTATTCCGAGGCGGGGGAGCCCTTCACCCTGCCTGCGGGCCATCTGGTGGCGGACTACAAGGCCGCGGGCAAGTGGACGCGGCACTACTGCCAGGAGCGCGGGCGGTTCCAGTGGGACCGGTTCACGTTTGACGCTGGCCGGTGGGTCTATGCCAACCCTATGTACGGGAAGGCGATCTCCACTCTGCTGATCTCTGGCGGCAAGGCCCGGGTGGAGGAGATCCGGACGGTGCCGGAGGGGACGGACTACGCCGTGTCCGGCATCCCCGTGCTGCGGGCTGGGAAAGCCTGCACCACCGCCCAGGCCAAGGGGCAGGGCTGGGACACCTCCCCGCTGCGGGCCACCTGGCACACGCTGGTGGGCCTCAAGGGAGACGGCATGGTGGTGTACGTCATGGGGTGGCAGTCCAGGACAACAAATCTGCTGGACAGCGGCGAGGCCGCCCGGGTGTTCCGGGGGCTTGGCTTTACCGACGTGCTCAAGCTGGACGGCGGCGGGAGCTACTACCAGAGCCGGGACGGGGCGGTCTCCAAGACCGCGGAAAACCGGCGGATCAACAGCGTACTGCGCTGGACGGTGAGAGAAGAGGAGCTGGAGCCGGAGCCGGAGTTGACGGAGGAGCAGGCATGGTTTGACCGGATGATGGAGGACTGGATGGCCCGCAAGGCCAAGGAGCCAGCCAGCCAGTGGGCCCAGGAGGGTCTGGAGCAGGCCAAGGCCAAGGGCATTACCGAAGGGACCAGGCCCCGCAGTCTGGCGACCCGGGAAGAGGTCGCGCTGATGGTCAATAAGGTGGTTGAGTAAGATAGAAAGGACGTGACAGTAATGAACGCAAGAGGGAAGATACCAGAATCTCTGAGGTCTCTTTTGCGTTCAGAACTTGAGAAAGCGATTTATGAGGCTGCTTTACACCGGGATGATGACCTGATTGCCCGGAGATATATGATCGACAAGTGGGCGCAGGCTGACATTGCGGCGGAACTTGGGTGGGAACGGTCCACCATATCGCGGCACATCCCACATATTTTTGAAGAGGTAGGCCGAGCTGCGGCAAGAATCACACAAATTGATCACAAGTAACACACTCCCCCTGCTGGAACGCCGCCCAGCAGGGGATTTTTTGTGCGAAAATATAGCCATGGAGGACGTGGGGATATAGGGTTGGTACACGTCGCCGCCCTCCCCACGATCCTCCTTTGATTTTTGAAAAAGGACGTGTGTGGATATGACCATGATCGAGCGGCTGATTGCCGCAGGAATGACACAGGAGTGCGCCGCTGAGACAGCTATGTGGTTCAAAGCCCAGGGGGATGACGATGGCCTTGAGGCTTATGTGATCGCACTGGAGGCCAGCCATGTGGGCCAGGCATAACGAGAACCCCGACGGGCGAAACGTGGGAGACTGCACTGTTCGGGCCATCTCCACGGCCCTGAAACAGAACTGGGAGACAACGTATGTAGGGCTGTCTCTGCAAGGCTTCCTGATGGGCGATATGCCGTCGGCGAACCATGTTTGGGGCGCATACCTCCGAGAGATGGGCTTCCGGCAGGCCGTTATCCCCGACGAGTGCCCGGACTGTTACACGGTGGCGGATTTCGCCGCAGAGCACCCCAGCGGCACCTATATCCTGTCCCTGTCCGGTCATGTGGTGTGCGTCATGGACGGGGACTATTACGACACCTGGGACTCCGGCGGGGAGGTCCCTCTCTATTACTGGTGTAAGGAGGAATGACCCATGAGCTACCCATATTACAGCGGCTATCAGCAACCGCAGTTTTACCAGCCGCCCATGCCGGACCAGCTAGCCCAGCTCCGGGGGGCGCAGTACCAACCCCAGCAATTCGCTCAGCAGCCGCCCCAGCAGGCCGGCGGGCAGAGCATGGTGTGGGTGTCCGGGGAGCAGGAGGCCATGGGCTATCTGGTGGCACCCAACTCCGCTGTAGCCCTGTGGGACAGCAACGCCCCCACCATCTACCTCAAGCAGGCGGACGCATCTGGAAAGCCGTCTATCAAGGTGTTTGACCTTGTGGAGCGCACCAGCGTCCCGAGGGCAGAACAACCACCCCAGGGCATAGAGTTTGCCACCAAAGCAGACTTGGAGGCGCTTGCGGCCCGTGTGGAGGCTCTTACCGCAGAAAAAAAGCCCGCGAAGCGGGCGGCAAAGGAGGAACCGGACAATGGGTAATCCCTTTTTCGGCATCATGGGCGGCGGTGGCCGTCCCAACATGATGCATCAGTTCCAGCAGTTCATGAGCCAGATGCAGGGCAAGGACCCCAACGCCATCATCAATGAGATGGTGCAGAGCGGGAAGCTCTCGCAGGACCAGCTGAACCAGGCCCAGCAGAAGGCCCGGCAGATGCAGGGGATGTTTGAACCCCTCCGAGGGATGTTTGGGAAATGAGCAAAGTGTACTTTAAATATTTGCTCTAAAAGTTGCAAGTTAGTCTCAAAATCCGTGGCCACGGTTTTGAAAATAAATCTACAAAGGAGATAAAGCAATGAGTCTTTCTTCTGACGGCACTGTGATGACAATGCCCGTTCAGCCCGCCTATCAGGGCAACGGAAACGGTATGTGGGGCGGCGATTGGTCCAGCTGGATCATCCTGTTCCTGATTTTCGGCCTGTTCGGCGGCTGGGGTAATGGCTTCGGCGGCTTCGGCGGACAGAACGGCGGTGTAGGCTCCGAGGTGCAGCGTGGCTTTGACCACTCCGCCGTTGTGACCAAGCTGGACGGCATCACCCAGGGCATTTGTGACAGCACCTATGCCATCACCAACTCCCTGACCAACGGGTTCAACAACACCAACATGGGCATGATGCAGGGCTTCAACGGCGTGGAGCGCGGCTTCTGCAACCTGTCCGCCCAACTTGCGGATTGCTGCTGCGGCACCCAGCGGGCCATTGACGGCGTGCGCTACGACATGGCCGCCCAGGTCTGCGACACCCGCAATACCATCCAGACCACCACCCGGGACATCATCGACAACCAGAACGCCAACTCCCGGGCCATCCTCGACGCGCTGAACCAGAACTACATCCGTTCTCTGGAGAGCGAGAACCAGGGCCTGAAGCTGGCGGCCTCCCAGGCCAACCAGAACGCCGTCCTGATGGCTGCTATGGACGCCAACAAGGCGGAGATCTTGCGCCGCACCGGCGCTGAGTGCCCCACCCCCGCCTACTGGGTCAATCCTCCCACCCCCGTGCAGGTCCCCTGCGGCGGCTGCAACTGCTAAAATCCCATAGCGCTTGACTATTTCCATTTTGGAAATTGTTCGGCCCCGTGCCGATCTCAACAACAGCGGCGGGGCAGTAGCCTCGCCGTTTATTTTAACCGGGTCGATTTCGACCCCTTTAGAAAGGACTGATATCATGGCTGAATATGCAAATCCCGCCATCGTCAATGTAACCCCCGGCCAGAACGTCCCTCTGCTGGATGTGATCGGCGGCAACTGCGGCATCGTGCATCGTGGCGGCAGTGGGCTCATCACGCTGCGCGGCAATACCAACCAGTGCAAGGCCCGGTACCGGGTAGCCTTTGGCGCGAATATCGCCATCCCCGAGGGCGGCACCGTCGAGGCCATTACCGCCGCCCTTGCCATCAATGGTGAGGCGCTGACCACCGCTACCGCTACCGTCACCCCGGCGGCGGCCGAGAACTTTTTCAATATCTATGTGTCCGCGTCTGTGGAGGTCCCCCGCGGCTGCTGCGTGACCGTGGCGGCCCGGAACACCAGCACCCAGGCTGTTGACTTTGCCAACAGTAACATGGAAGTCGTGCGGACGGCCTGAAAGGAGAGGATAGCATGAAAGCACTGTATGATCTGAAGGAGATGCTGTCGGCGGAGCTGGAGGAGATCGCCCGCAAGCCTGAGATGTCCGCTGGGGACCTGGAGACCGTCCACAAGCTGACTGACACTATTAAGAACATCGACAAGATCTGCGCCCTGGAGGAGGACGGCGGCTATTCTGAAGCCGGAGACTGGGAGGGAGATTATGGCCGTGGCTCCAGCTATGCAAACCGTGGCAAGCATTATGTCCGTGGCCATTACTCCAGAGATGGGCGTGGTGGTTACGGCCGTGACGGGCGGATGGGCGGATATAGCCGGCATGATGCCAAAGAGGCCATGATGGAGCAGGCCCGCGGTATGATGGATAGCGCGACCAGCGAGCGTGAGCGTGAGGCGATCCGCCGGTTTATGGCTGAGCTGGAGCGGGACTGATAGGGGGTGCCCCCTTTGCTTGACCGCAAAGAGATAGACATCGAGATTGCCCGCCTAGAATATGGTGAGAGCAGTTATCCCGCCTATGCAAAACTGGCTGACCTATATACCATCCGAAACCAGATGGATCGAGCAGAATCACCGGATTTAGGTAGTTATGAGCAGGAGCGCTCTGCTGCATCGTCATCTGGCTATGAACTCCCAATAGATGGGGACAGTGAGTTCCTGCAGGCGGTGTCTGGACGAGACGCTTCTGGAGTGTGGTCTATCATAGATGACCTAATGGATACACTGCACGCCGTAAACCCGAGGGTTTATGCTGGGGTTATGAGGAAAATTTATTCATTGCAAACCAAGCACGAGAACCCTCATCAATCAGGGAGATAGGCGAAAATGTTCCACCACCTTTTCCACCACCTAATGCATCCAAATAGGCTGTTTTCAGTTTTTTAAGCTAGCCAAAGATAGGCACAAAAAATCCCCGAAACACTTGGTAGTCAAGGCGTTTCGGGGATTTCTTTGTTGCTACTCATAAGTAGCGATTTGGTGGAGACAACAGAACTCGAATCAGAATAGTTTAAATATGCAATCCATTGGGACTCTAGGAGAATCCGCTATCCTACTTTCACATTTCCACCAGGTTTTCCACCACTACCATCAAGAAGGGCGATACTTTTGTGCAGAGTTTCACTGTCTTTGTGTGTATAAATATTTGCTGTTGTTTGAATATCAGCATGGCCCATCAGCTCCTTCGCCACGTTGATAGACACCCCAGCGCGCTGGAGATCTGTGCAGAAGGTATGTCGCAGACAATATGGAGTGAGGTCATCAGCAACAGGGCCGGACTCCTCTTCCATCTCTCTGATGAAACTGTTCCACATCCGCCTCATGCTGCTTTCGTTTTGCACAGTCCCGGCCTTGGTGGGGAATACCAATGAGAACGGTTTCCTGCGGGCCGCCAGTAGGCGGGGGAGCAGAGCGGCGTGTATTGGGATGTCCCGGACGCCGGAGGCGGTCTTTGGGCCTTTGATGGTTCGGCTTCCACTTTCTTTTGCGGCATGAACATGGATTTCGTTGTGCGCGAAATCCACATCTGCCCAGGTCAGTGCAGCGGTTTCTCCCGGACGCATTCCGGTATAAAGCAGGGTTAGTATCCACAATCCAGCCCTGTGATGTTGAGAAATCCGCAGGATCGCAGCCCGTTCCTCCTCGGTGATGGAGCGCCGTCGGCCCTTCGTTACAGTTGGCAAAGACAGCAGTTCCGCCGGATCGTATGGGATTAAGCGAGACTGACGGGCGCGCTTAAACATCTCCTGCAACAGCATCCTCAGTTTTTTAACATGGGAAGCAGACCGGCCGGCCTCTCCGTTTAAGATCCGCTGAAGGTGGACATCACGCACATCCTTTAGTTTCATATGGCCAATGGAGCCTCTGATGTACCCATTATATTTTTCGTCGTACATGGCCAGAGATTTTTCGGTCAATCCCTTCGGTTTTTTGTACAGCTCCATCCACTGCTTATACCAGGCGTTGACAGTCATGGATCCTGATACGATCTCTTCTCCCCTTTTGACCGCCGACAGCTTTTCCGCCAGTTTTGTCATGGCCTCCAGTTCGGTTTTCCCTGTGGCCTCATACTTCTTCCCGTTGTACCGGGCGGTCTTTCTGATGTATTCGCCCATTGACAATGCCTCCTATTCATTTTAAAATAGAAGGGCAGAGTGCCCGTCAAAGCTTCTGCCCCTTTTCTCTGCTCTGGTGCGCCAACACCGGGGCGGGGATTTTTATTCTATTACCCAAGAGTTCCCACAACTTTGGCAGAGGCAGGTTTTTTCTATAATGGTTTTTGTTTTTTCGTTTCCTTTTGATTTTTTCCAAACAAGGTTAGACATCCCAAATGTAGAGAGAGCGGTGAGTGTGCGGGCTGTATTGTTCACATGGCCAAGCACCCCATTCCCCTTTTTTGCAGTCTTGCTTCCCACCTCTACCATTTGAACTGTGACATTTTCGCTTCCGCATTTCGGACATACCATCGTTCATTCTCCTCTCTATATATTTCGCTCTCCAGCAAATTGGTTACACACAATATTTTTCATTCTGTATTCCGCCAAATTTATTGGAACCCCCATATAAAGAGCTACATCACAAATAGATCGATTCAGGAATGGTCTTAATTCTTCATCGGAGTAAATCATACAGACAGAGAATTGGTTTGCTTGAACCTCAAGCTTGTTCACAGAAAAGAAAGTTGAAGCCCGCAAAAATGGCGTATTCGTGTTTGGATGTAAGATGAAGTGCGCCAGTTCGTGCCCACAGGTAAATAGAGCCTGCTGCCGTTCCAAATCCTGATTTATGTGGATAAATGCTTGCCGTAGACTCTTGCTGTAATAGCCGCGAATACTGCCCAACGGTTCATACAAAACAATGATGTTCCGTCCCTCTGCAATCTCAAACGGGTCTCTTGAATTGTACTTTTTGCAGATTTGCTCTGCCAGACCCTTAATATCCACGTTATTCTCCTTCTTTACGATACTTTTTAGGAGTAAACTTTTGCTTCGCGATTCGCTTGCTGATTTCCAGCTGATTCCGCAGACTGACTTCAAGCAATTGCCTGGTTTCTTCGTCGATCGGCTCCCCATCAAACATCAAACTATCGATTGGGCTGTTTAGGTCTTCAATCATGGCGGATAAACGCCGTTCGATGTCGCGCTCATCCTTTTTTGTAAGGGTGGGCGCTTTTTCTTTTTCCTCTGTTAGTTCCGATATGGGTACTCCGAAGTAGTCGGCGATTTTCTGCATCGTAACATCAGATGGTCCATTTTTTCTATATTTCCAATTGCTTACGGCGGCTTTGTTTATACCTATTTCCTTTGCCGCTGCACTTGGCGTAATCCCCTTTTGGGCGCACAATGCAACGTATTTGTCATAAAACACAATATGACCTCCTTAACATTGTGAACAATAACGAAAGTAGAGAAAGTTCACAAATACGGTTGACAGTTAAGAAAGTCGAGGGTATAATAACTTTTGTAGTCAAGAAAGTTAACAAAAACCAGACCCCGGAGTTGCCTCCCGTGTCAACCGCTTTTATGTATCTCGCAAATTCATAATAGCATATATTGTTAACTTTTGCAACTACTTTTTGACTGAGGCGGGAAAGAAAACTGCCCCATGCGGGTACATAGGGCAGTTATGGGGTTACTTACTACCTAGCATTCGGCTCCACGCAGATCCTTTTTCCAGGTGATAAGAGAAAGCCCCATCAGGTAAGAGTTGGGATAGAGCAACAATGGCGTATCCGTCCTTCAAATACCCGTCCTTCTCCTTTTCGGAGACACAGAACACCTTCTGGACGATAGCGATACCTCCCTTCTTGGGACGGAAACCGCCTTATTTGCCAGATGGTATCCTGATTTTACCTGTTCTTTCCCGCTTTGTCAACATATTAAACAGAATGGAGGGTTGGTTTTGCCGGAAGTATGGACTGGGAACCTTATTGGAAAGATGCACAACAAAGACATTACATATGATGAACTGGCTGAGGAGATGGGCGTTACAAAATCCTATATCTCCATGATCTTGAATGGGAAGCGCAAGCCTCCTGGTATTAGAAAGCGGATGGAATGTGCTCTTGATTCTGCCATTCAGAAAAAGAGCTGTGCTGTCTGCGAGATTCTGGATTTACCGAACCAGAAGCAGGATAGCACAGCAGAAGCCCGTTAAACCGGACTGGAAGGGAGGGAAGGAGATGGAAAATAAAAAAAGCGCCGAACAATCGACGCTTGGTGATGAACTGGACAAGATTCTCGGCCCAGATGAGTTCAAGTCGCTTGGGCAGGACATTGCACTGGTAATCGCGGAGCACAAGTTGACAGGGAAGCCCGAGATCTGCGAAAAAGTCTTTCGTTATATGTCACTTGTGGTTTTTGGCTGGAACCGGGTGTAGAGAGTGCAGGATTTATAATCTTTGCAGAACATGAAGAGGTGATAAGATGAGCCGATACACGACAAGCGCACAGAGCGCCCTGGGACGTGAGGTTGCCGAAAAGCGCCGCCTGATGTATGAGCGGCACGGTGGGGTGATGTCTCCCACGGACGTGGCCAGGGAGGCCGGTTATTTTGCTCGTGCGGTCAATGGGGACCGGTGGGCGGAGGAACATGGCATCCCGGCGATCCGGATGGGACCCAGGAAGAGGGGCTATGAGACGGATCTGGTGGCAAAGGCCATTGTACAAAGCCGCGGAATGGTATAAAAACGCCCCGCCGGATGAGCAGATCCGACAGGGCTGCAAACCTAATCGATTGCGCCGACTAGGCTTGTTGGAACAAGTGTACTACTTTTCCTTCGAGCCGTCAAGAGCCAGGAGGAAAAATTATGCTGAATGAGAACAGTACCGCTCGTGAGATCGAGCAGCAGAACGCAAATACCAAGCTCCACATGGACCGGCTGAACCAATCTCTGTATGATGTGACCTTTGGCGACATGGTCAAGCTGATGGGCAATACTGTGGCTGTTATGTCAAAGATTTTGGATCGGTGGGCAGAAAGAGAGGATAACAATGAGAACCGCGTATGAGATCGTGCGGCGGATCGCGGAGACTGCCATGAGCCGCCACGGGCTGGACGCCAGGAAGCTGGCCAGCGCGGCGGGGATCAGCGAGAAAAGTATGGGCAAGCTCTTGCGGGACGAGCCTGTCAGGCTGGACCAGGAGCAGTATTTTAACCTGCTTGTCCTGGGCGGAGCGATAGAACTGAGAGGTGTGATGAAATGAACCAGACGAGAAATGAGCGGAAGCAGCGGGCGCAGGAGTTGGTGTGGATCGCGCTGGTCACCGCGTTTTTGTTCGGCGTGTTTGCGCTGGGCATGAGCGTTGGGATCTGGCTGGTGGAGGTGGCGTGATGTTTACGCCGGAAGAGCTGGCTGAGATTGCAGCCGCCGATGCGGAGATCGAAGCGGAGTTCCGCCTGACGCAGGAGGATCTGGACCGGAGCCGTGAGCTGGACCGGGAGGCGAAGTTCCGAGCCCTGCCTATGGAGAAACAGAAGGTGGCCGCACAGCAGAAGGCCTACCGGGAAGCCAACCGGGAGCAACTGCGGAAACGAGCCCGGAATTATATGCGGGAATACCGCACAAAAAAGAGAGCCGCCGCAGGTGCTGGCACACCAACGACGGCAAAGAAATAGTAAGACACCCATATTATATGGGACAAGAAAGGAATCGTCAAGATGGATTTGAAGCTGATGGATCTGGAGATCCAGAATTTTAAGGGCTGTGGGAGGTTATCTCTGCCGCTGGATGGGCGCAGCGCCAGCATTTATGGGGACAACGCCGCGGGCAAGACCACGGTATACGACGCGCTGACCTGGCTGCTGTTTGGGAAGGACAGCCGTGGGAACGGCAGCTTTGAGATCAAGCTGTTGGACGCCGCCGGAGAGGTGGCGGACCATGGGGCGGTGACGGAGGTCTCTGCGACGCTGTGGGCGGACGGGGAGCCAGTGACCCTGCGCAAGACCTACTACGAGAAGTGGAGTGTGAAGCGTGGAAACGCGGACGCCACCTATGACGGGAACACCAGCGAGTACTATGTGGATGATGTCCCTGTCAAGAAGTACGCCTTTGAGGCGAAAGTGGACGAGCTGGCCGGTGAGGACCGATGGCGGATGCTGACCAGCGTGGGCTGGTTCTGTGAGGGGCTGGACTGGCGGAAACGGCGGGAGGCCCTGTTTGAGGTGTGTGGCGTGGCCTCCGACCGGGAGATCATGGAACAGGAGCCGCGCTTCGCGGCGCTGATGGAGTCCATGGGCCGGCTGAGTCTGGAGGACTACAAGAAGAAGCTTCAGGCCAAGCGTCGGGGGCTGAACGGAGCCCGGGATACAGTTCCGGCCCGTTTGGACGAGTGCAAAAAGACGGTATCCGAGCTGGAGGGGATCGACTTCACCGCTCTGGAGGAGGAGCGGGGCCAGGTGGCCGCACGGCGGGACAGCCTGCGGGGCGAACTGATCCAACTGGAGAACAACACCCTGCTGGCTTCCAAGCGGAATGATGTGGCCCGGCTTGAGAACGAGCTGGCCGCGCTGCGGAATGAGAACCGGCTGCACAGGCAGAGTCAAATCGTCCCGGTTGAGGACCGGAGGCCGGCGCTGGAGGCGGAGATCCGGGCGGCAGAGCAGGATCTGCTGCGCTGCACACAACTGGCCCAGAACGAAAAGGACCTGATGGAGCATCTGGAGGAGCGGATCGGGTGGTGCCGGGCCCGATGGTCTGAAGCAGCGGAGCAGACTTTTGATGAAACAGTGTGCCCCACCTGCGGGCAGAGGATGCCGGAGGAGGCACAGAAGGCCGCCCGGGCGGCATTCGAGGCGGACCGAAAGAGAGTCCAGACGGAGGCCGTGGAGGAGGCAGATCGGGCTAAGGCGGACCGCTCTATGGCGCAGGCCCGCCGGGAGGACGCCATTGAGGCGGGGGTCCGGGCGGAAAACGAGATCGCCCGGCTCCGGGCGGAGCTGGAGGCGTACAGAGCCCCGGCGCCCGCGGAAGTGGAGGACCTTCCCGGATTTGCCCGGCAGGAGGCAGAGCTGACCGCCACCCTGGAGGAGGCCCGCCGTCAGGCGGATAGTCTGAGCCGGGAGAACGGTGCGATCCGAACCGAGATCGAGGGGCGCATTTCGGAACTCCAGCAGCAGATGGACAGACTGGACCGAGATCTGGGCCGGAGAGCTATGTTGGACTATGCCAAAGAGCGGATGGAGGCCCTGCGGCAGGAGGCTCGGGAGAGTGGGCAGCAGCTGGAGGAGCTGGACAAGCTGTTGTTCCTGTGTGACGAGTTCAGCCGCTGCAAGGTGCGGTACATTGAGGACCAGATCAATGGCCGGTTCCGGTTGGTTCGGTGGAAGCTGTTCCAGGAGCAGGTTAACGGAGGCCTGGCCGACTGCTGTGAAGCCACGGTGGATGGGGTCCCGTACCGGTCCATGAACAACGGGTCCAGAGTGAACGCCGGCCTGGACGTGATCCGGACGCTGTCGGAGCACTATGGGATGCGGGTGCCGCTGTTCGTTGACAACGCGGAGAGTGTGACCGGGCTGCTGCCGGTGGGGAGCCAGACCGTCCGCCTGGTGGTCAGCGCGGGAGATAAAAAGCTGAGGTGTGAATATGAAAATTAAGGACCGGGCGAAGCCCAAGCTCCCACCTGTGGAGCCGGGGGTGTACATTGCCACCTGCGTGGGCGTGGTGGATCTGGGGGAGCAGTACAGCGAGAAGTTCAAGAACTACCGCAACGAGGTTCAGTTCATTTGGGAGCTGTCCGGGGAGACAGTGGAGGTGGATGGAGAAGTGAAGCCCCGGCAGCTCTCCCGTACCTTCTCCTTCGCCGTCGGTAAAAAGAGCAGCCTGAGGGGATTCCTGAGCAGCTGGAACGGAGTGCAGTACAGCGATGAGCAGTTTGGAGAGCTGGAGGTATTTGACCAGGTTGGCCGCGCCTGTCAGCTGAACGTGGTGCTCAACGACACCGGGGAGTATGCCAACGTGGACAGCGTGATCCCTCTTCCCAAGGGGATGCCAGCGCCAAAGACGGACACAGAACCCATCTGCTGGGACATGGAACGATGGGACGACGCGGTGTTCCAGGCGCTGCCGGAATGGGTGCAGGAGAAGATCAAGAAGTCCACCCAGTACCAGAAGGAGCACACGCCAACGGACACGGTGGACTTCCCGGCTCAGGCGGAGCGAAGCGGACTTTGCAAGGACGAAGGGGGTTGTCCCATTTGAAGCTGATCCCATTGGCCAGCTCCTCCCACGGGAACGCCTATCTGGTGGAGGACGGAACGACCTGCCTGCTGATCGAGTGCGGAGTGAGCTGGAAAAAACTCCAGAAGCTGACCGGATTCGGCGTGTCCGGCATTGCTGGGTGTCTGATCTCCCACGAGCACAAGGACCACGCTGGCTGCTATGAGCAGCTGATCCGGAGCGGGGTTCCGGTCTACGCCAGCCGTGGGACAGCGGAAGCACTTGGGTGCGAACAGTTGGAACCGCTGGAGGACCGTGAGGCGGTGACCCTTGGCAGCTTCGACATACTCCCATTCCCAACCTTTCACGACGCGGCGGAGCCTATGGGCTTTCTGATCCGCAGCCGGACGGACGGGGACAAGCTGGTCTTTGCCACAGACACGGTCAATCTGGGGTATCAGTTCCCCGGTGTGGATTTGGTAGCTATCGAGTGCAACTACGACGAGGCCGCCCTGGAGCGGTCGGAGCGGATGCCGGAGAAGGTGCGCCGTCGGGTGGCCAACGCCCACATGAGCGTGTCCAGGGCCTGCGCCTGGCTGGCGGGCCTGGACAAGTCCCGGGTGCGGGAGGTGTACCTGATGCATCTGTCCGACGCCTGCGGCAACGAGTGGATGTTCCGCCGTCTGGTGCAGCAGGTGGTAGGGGATCGGGTGCAGGTTACGGTGTGCCCACGTGAACGATTGGAGGATGTAAAATGAATGAATTAGAAAAGAAAAGCATCCTGGAAATGTCCATGGGTGCCATTCTGGAGCGGGTGGACTATGAGATGGGCAAGGTCATCGACAACATCCTGGACCCCAACACCAAGCCCACCGGGAAGCGGAAAATCACCGTGGGGCTGGAGCTTATCCCCAGCGCGGACCGCAAGACCATCACCGTGCAGACCACAGCCAAGAGCACGCTGGTCCCCACGGACCCCATCACCACCAGCCTCTATATCACCAATCAGCCGGGCACCGGCGAGATGGTGGTGGCCGAGATGGTCCCCCAGGTCCCCGGACAGTTGGGGATGGACGGCGGAGAGCAGGACCGGCCCAAGGTTCTGAAATTCACCAATATCAAGCAGGCATAACAGAAAGGAGACTACATCATGTTGAAGGAATTTGCTCAGTATCTCGTGTCCCTCAAGGACAACAAGACCTACACCATCCACGGCGACACCTACTCCGACCGGGAGCTGGTACGCATCGACCCCCATGTAGACCGCCCCCGCCAGATCAGCGTGAGCGGGCTGGACAGCATCGTGAAGCTGCTGCGGAACGAGCTGGATATGTTCGACAACCTGCCTATGTTCATTCGGGTGGACGGCGCGCGGAAGGTCTCTGTTTTCTCCACCTATGACATCGAGATGTGCCGGGACAGCCTGTACGAGGCGACCTGCGACGTGCCCGGGTTCCAGGAGGGCTTCCGGGAGCAGGAAAAGGCCATCATTGAGCTGCGGAGCAAGTTTATGCCCGGAGAGGGCGTGGACTACCTGCTGGACCTGCTCTCCCGCATCAATAAGGAGAACGGCGTCACCACCCGGGACAACGGCGTGAGCCAGGAGGTGGAGGCCCGGCAGGGGATTTCCCTCAAGGCTCTGGTCCAGGTCAAGCCCCGCATCTCCATGCGGCCCTACCGCACCTTCCTGGAGGTGGAGCAGCCGGAGAGCGAGTTTATCCTGCGTCTGGACGAGGACGGAAACGTGGGGCTGTTCGAGGCTGACGGCGGGATGTGGAAGATGCAGGCCAAGGCGTCCATCGTGGCGTACTTCGAGGAGAAGCTGGCCGACGAGATTAGCGCCGGAAAGGTCATCGTGATGATGTAAACAATCGGCGGGGCTGGGGCGTCCTGGCCCCGCTGATAGAAAGCGGGTGATGAGATGGCCGGACGGCCGAAGGAGGGCATTGAGTTCTCCGGCTGGGCCACGGACGTATTTGAAGATCCGAAGATAGACAAGCTGATCGACGGCCAGGGTGTGGCCGGGTTTACGATCTATTTCTATCTTTGCCAAAGGGCCTTCGGGCTGCATGGATACTTTTTGCCATGGACCTGCGATGATGCCGCCAGCGTTGCAAGACGGATCGGCGGCGGAGTTGGGTCAAAGGCGGTACAGGATACCGTTGGGCTGTGCTTGCGTATTGGCTTGTTTGACCGCATGCTGTACGAGGGGCACGGAGTACTTACGAGCAGGGGCATCCAGCGCAGTTTTGTGCCGGCGCTGAAAAAACGCCGGGTAAGGTCTGTCATAGCCGATTATTGGCTCTTGGGAGCCGACGAGAGCGTCGGTTTGGTTTTCATACCCAAAAACGGTGGGTAACGTCCATCTGCGTCATGCAAATGCCCATTTGCGGCCTGCGAATGACACATAGGATAGGATAGGTATAGGGATAGGAGAGGTAGTTCTAAAGATAGAACTCAAAAAACTATACCATCTACTTCTAACGGGGGGCGCGCTACTGAAAGAGCTCTAAGAGAAGAACAGGGAGCGGCGACTGGAAGGTGGACCCCCGCCCCAAAAACGAGAGGTGCGATTTGACAAAAGAGGACGTATGCAGGACGTTTGACCTGCTGGAACAGATCTACCAAGGCAAGAAGAAGCCGCGTGACAACGTGACGCTGGCAATCTGGGCAGAGATATTGAAGCCCTGGAGCTATGCGCAAGTCAGGAGCGCAGTGGTTCAAAGAGCGCGGGAAAACCGATTTTTTCCGGACCCCTCGGAACTGGCGGCATATCTCCCTCCCATAAGAGACAAGGGGGCAGAGAAAAACGCCCCAGATGGCCTGTTAGAAGCTATGGAGAAAAAGCGGAAGGAATTGGATGACTGGCAGGAGGAGTGGCACCAGGAACTGCGGGAGCGTGGGCTGCCCACATTGCGGGAGGCTGCAGCCCGGGGAATGAGCCCCGGGGAGTGGAATGCGCTGCTCCGGGAGGCCGGCGTGTGGGAGGCTGCCCATGGCTGACACGCTGTGCCTGAGCTGCGGCAGGTGCTATGGGGACTGCCCATGGTCGGAGCGGGATCCAGAGACCAAGCGGATCAAATTCCAGCCCGTTCCCGGGTGGACGGCAGAACCGACTTGGAAGCGGGGCTGCGGGGCCTCTTACCATGTGGTCGCCTGCCCGCTGTATGTGAGCGACGGGAAGGACTACTCCGCCGGCCGGGGCCAGAAACCAAAATATGATGTCCGGGCGGTGTCGGACTGTCTGCGGGCTGGGATGACTGATAGGGAGATCATGCGGCGGACTGGGATCCAGTCGGAGAGGACATTGCAGGAGTATAAGCGGCGGGCGAGGAGATTGGAGGACTTAGATCGAAAATGAGCGGAGAACAGATCAACCTATTGGATGAAATCATCGTGGACAACTTCGCCGGCGGCGGAGGGGCGTCTACGGGGATAGAACTGGCGACGGGGCGTCCTGTCGCCATAGCAATCAACCATGACCCTGACGCGATTCTGATGCACCGCACCAACCACCCGTACACGGAACACCTGCAGGCGAGCGTGTGGGATGTAGACCCGAGGGAAGTTTGCCGGGGCCGCCCGGTGGGGCTTGCGTGGTTCTCGCCGGATTGTAAGCACTTCTCCAAAGCCAAAGGTGCGGCACTGGTAGACCGGGGCATCAGGGGGCTTGCGTGGATTGTCCTGCGCTGGGCTGGGACTGTCCGCCCGCGGGTGATTATCCTGGAAAATGTGGAGGAGTTCGTAACATGGGGGCCTGTACGGAAAGGGAAACCGGTGAAGAAAAAAGCTGGGCAGACCTTTCAGAAATGGAAGCGGCAGCTTCTGGAGCTGGGTTATCAGGTTGAACACCGGGAAATCGTGGCGGCGGACCTGGGAGCACCGACCACAAGAAAACGCTTTGTGCTGGTTGCCCGCTGCGACGGGCGGCCTATCGTGTGGCCGGAACGGACGCATGGGCCGAGAGACAGCGAGGAGGTACGGGACGGGCGGCTGCTGCCATGGAAAAGCGCGGCGGAGATCATCGACTGGAGCGTACCTTGCTACTCTGTATTTGCCAGCAAGCGGGAGCTGAAAGAAAAATATGGTGTGAACGCCGTCCGGCCACTGGCGGATAACACCATGCGGAGGGTTATCCGGGGCGTGGACAAGTTCACCATCCGAAGCGGGCGGCCTTTCGTCGTGGAGTGCAATCACGGAGGGGACGGTCATGCGAGGGCGGACGGTGAACCACTCAACACTATCACACGGAAGTACACCGGCGGGCTATGTGATCCCCTGCTTGCTCCGTTCACATTTAGCAACACCGGAGGGAGTGTGGGAGCCGACGTGAGCGAGCCGGTGCGCACGATCCGCACGGCGGGCGGGCAGATTATGGCCTCCGCCAACCTGATTCAGTACCACACGGAGCAGACAGAACGGGTCCGGGCAAACGGACTGAGGATGCCGCTGCCGACAGTGGATGCCTCCAACCGGTACGGGCTGACCACGGCGCAGCTTGTAGAATATTTCGGGAATGGGCAGCCGATTGATGTGAGAAAGCCGATGCACACGGTAACGAGCCACGACCGGGAGGCGATAGTCTGCGCCCACATCTGCAAGTATTACGGAGGCGTGATAGGGGCGGAAGCACAAGAGCCGCTGCCGACGGTGACGGCGGTTGACCACAATGCGGTAGCGGCGGCCCATATTGTCGAGTTCAAAGGGCAAGACATTGGGCAGGATGCAGGTCGGCCACTGCGCACGATCACGGCGTCTGCCGGGGAATTTGCAGACTGCCGGGCAGAGCTGATTGAGGTGGGGGGGCAAGACCTGATGCACTGGCCGGAAGTCCGCGATCTGCTCAACCGCCATTGTGGGTATGAGATGGCAGACGATGAAATACTGCTGCTGGAGATTGGCAGAGGGCTTTACTTTATCGCGGACATTCTTTTGCGGATGCTGACGCCGCGGGAACTCTATAACTCCATGGGTTTTCCGCCGGATTACATCATCGACCGGGATTACCTGGGCAACGAGTACGGGAAAACAAAGCAGGTGGCACGGTGTGGGAACGCGGTATGCCCTCCCATGGCGACGGCCCTTGTACGGGCGAACCTGCCGGAGTGGTGCAACCGGACGATCACGACCATGGAGGAGCTGGAAAAGGCGGTGGCGGTGTAATGATGACCATCGTAATCCAGGTAGACGCCCCGCCCGGTCAGGCCATCGGCGTGAAGGAGCACCTGGCCATGTGCCTGGAGAGGTACGGAGACACGCGGGTGGTGGAGATCCGGGAGACCGGGGCGGAGCAGATGAGGATTGGAGGATGATAGAGAAACAGAATACCCAGTACGTTCTATCCCTTTCCTACGGAAAAGACAGCATGGCCTGCCTGGGCGCAATCAAGCACTTGGGATGGCCGCTGGATCGGATTGTAACTGCTGATCTGTGGGCGACACCGACTATCCCGGCGGACCCTCCCGCCATGGTTGAGTTCAAGGCTTGCGCAGACGAGATGATTTGGCGGGAGTACGGCATCCGTGTGGAGCACTATACCACCAGATACGCCGAAGGAATCGCCGGCGAACGTGTGAGCTACGAGGAGTGCTTCTACCGGAAAATGACCTCCGGGAAATTCGCAGGTAGAATTAAGGGCTTCCCTATGCAAAAGGGAAACTGGTGTGCCAAGCTGAAACTAAATGCGCTCTCTCAAATGGCAGCGGCTACAAACGGGTGTGTTCAGTATCTTGGCATAGCGGCAGATGAACCGAAGCGCATCGCGCGACACATCAATCGGCCAAACATAAAACTACCCCTCGTGGAGCTTGGATGGGAGGAAGATTTATGCGGACTGTGGTGCAAGTATAGCGGGCTATTAAGTCCAATATACGAGACCTCTGCGAGGGGAGGCTGCTGGTTTTGCCACAATCAAGGCGTCGGACAGTTGCGGTTGTTGCGAAAGAATTACCCAGACCTTTGGTCTTTGATGCTCAAGTGGGACAAGGACAGCCCGGTAAACTTTAAGCCAGACGGCCACACGGTTCACGATTACGACGAGCGCTTTGCGCTGGAGGACGAGGGCCTGATACGGCCCGGAGATCGGTTTTTGTGGTCCATGCTGGATGATGGAGGAGTAAATTATAGAATTTTTTAGGCGGGGAGGAAGGACAAGTATGAAGAGACTGACGACAAACGATACAAACCATATCTTGGCATTACTCAACATGTTTTACGCAGAGGACAATGAGGTCATGGTCCGTGGCGGCGGCCCGGAACCTGATTATGCAGATACAACACTGGTGGAGCTGATCCGCAGGATTGCCAACACCCACAATCTCACTATTGCGGCGGAGGACGCGGAATCCCTCGGAGACGAAATGTATGATGCCATGTTTGACGGAGTGGACACGGTTGAGGGAGTTGTCGGTCTGCTCCAGGCCGCCGCCGTGCAGGCCGCAGAAATGCGGGGCAGGCTGGAGATGATCGAAGACATCCTGGGCGGCGACTACAATCTGGACCGCCTTCGGGAGCTGGCGGAGGCCGAACGTAAGGGGCGGTGCGTGGTGCTGCCGTGTATGGTTGGTGACAACGTGTATGTCCTAAATCACCATCTGGGTCGAGTGTTTGAAAATGAGGTTGCTGGGTTTTCGGTGGGGTACCAAAGCGATAACAGGAACAGTGTGTCTACTGTTTATGTCGGGAAATACGGATCTAAAACATTCCGAAGGTGGAAATTCCAACAATTTGGGAAAACCGTATTTCTGACCCGCGAGGAAGCGGAAGCGGCACTGCGGGAGGCAGAGGGATGAGTTTAGATCTTACCCCCATGACTCTGCGTGAGGCAAACGCCTTTGTGGAACAGCATCACCGGCACCACGGCCCTGTGGTTGGACACAAGTTTTCAATCGGCTGCTCCGATGGAGAGAAAATCGTGGGTGTGGCCATAGTTGGCCGCCCAGTATCGCGTCATTTGGATGACGGATGGACCTTAGAGGTCAACCGCCTGTGTACCGATGGAACCAGAAACGCCTGCTCAATGCTCTATTCCGCAGCGTGGCGGGCGGCGCGGGCGATGGGCTACCGCAAACTGATTACTTACATCTTGGACAGCGAGAATGGAGCCAGCCTCAAGGCTGCCGGTTGGAAATGCGTGGGGCAAGCTGGCGGCTTACGATGGACTGGGCGTAGGCGTCCAGAGGTAGACCTATATCCTGCACAAATGAAGATACGATTTGAAAGGGAGGCAGAAGGATGAAGGGGTGCAAGAATTGTCCCGCTTACGCAAAATGCACGGTAACTTACCGGGGGTCTGCGTGCGCGGCATTGCGAAGCACTTACGGTCTGGACAACGACCCCGAGTTTACAACCAACGCCGACCGCATCCGGGCCATGAGTGACAAGGAACTGGCCGGCTTCATCGAAGAGCTTGCCTATAACAGAGAAACCCCGTGGGGTGATCTGTTTCAGGAGACGTTTTGCAAGGGGTGCCCGGCCCAAGAATACACCTTGGAAAACGGGCAAAAAATGCGGCTCCGTGAGTGCGATTTCGCTGATGGGGAATGCCCGCATGGGAGCGACATTGCGTGGTGGCTCCAGCAGCCAGCGGAGGAGGGCGACAGATATGCGGCTGATTGATGCTGATGCAATGCACAAATTTGTGGAAGACAAAGTTGCAGGAGGAAAAGACGGATGGGCAAACGGTGTCGGCTATGAATGGGCGTGGACCTTGAGTGCCGTTGATATGCAACCAACCATTGACGCCGTTCCAGCAGTTCGATGTCGGGAGTGCAAGTGGTGGCATGAAGATGATGACATCGGGCATTGCGATAATCCTGACGGGCTGGATAATTACGCAAAGCCTGACGATTTTTGTTCCTACGGCGAGCGAAAGGACGGTGCGGAATGATGACAAAATATGATGAAATTGGTGAACGCCTGATGTCTATTGCGAGCAGGAAAAGAGACACGAAGCAGATGGAAGCACAGATAGAACTCAAAACCATTCAGAGGGAATATGAAGCCTATACGGATGGTGTTTTGGACGCATTGAAAGCAATCAAGCAGGCAATGCCGAGGGAGGAGCAGGATGGCTGAGTATATCGAGCGGGCTGCATTTGTAGGAGAACTTACTGCTGCGGAGACACAAAAGGAGCTACGCAACATGACGAGCGCAGATGCTTACTTTGCGGTTTTGCGAATGGTCAACGAGCTCCACAAAGCTGACGTAGCCCCGGTGCGGCATGGGAAGTGGATCGTTACAAAAGAGTTCACCGATGTCCTTGACATGGATGTCGAAAAGTACACTTGCTCTGCCTGCGGAGAATATAGGCTTACCGCATCCGGGTTGAGCCAGGCAACTAATTACTGCCCAAACTGCGGTGCGCAAATGGACGCCGATGGATAATCTGCTGACGGATAAGGATCTGGACACCATCGCCCGGGCCCACCACCGCTGCGGTGAGATGGAGATCGAGCGGACGCTGGGGGCGCTGCGGGTGCGGGTGAGCACCTGCCCCGCCTCCCGGGCCTGGTCCGTGCCCTACCTGATCCGGCTGGAGCGGTGGCGGCCTGGGATGTACAGTACACAATATTTTGACAGCGCGGAGGCGCTGAGAGAGGAGTTGGAACATGGCGCGATTGACCTATCAGGACGCTGACGGCAGCTGGGGGCTGCACGGCGTGAGCTGGGACCAGCTGGCGGCCCTGCCGCCCCGGGTGTATGGTGCGCTGGCTAAACTGCGGGACCTGGAGGCCCGCATGGAGACGGAGACCGGGGGCGCCCCGGCAGAGATGGAGGAGGGAGGAGTGTCATCATGGATCCAGCAGAGATTTGCACGGGTGATTTGACACATCAGGTGCTGGTGATCCAGCTGCCCCGGGGAGACAGGGGGGAGGCGGATCTGACAGCATACCGGGACTATGTGGTGGCGTCGCTGGCCCAGGGGGTGCTGGTCCTGGGCTCCGGGACCATCTGGGCGGTGGAGGAGCTTCCCGGCTTGGGCGGGGTGCAGATCCAGCGGGACGCTGGCATCCTCCGGGCCCACAGCGTCCCGGGGCCCAAGCCGGAGCCTCAGCCGCCACGGCCAAACCCGTGGAGGGAAAAGAAGGATACCCTGGAACGGCTCCAGCAGTACCGCCAGGCGGGCGGTCTGGGCTGTCTGGAGGCGGTGGCCAGCCGGTGCGGCGGAGATCTCACGGCGGACAAGCTCCGGGGCGTCCTCACCGGGGCGGAAAAACTGCCCATTGAGCAGTGGCGGCTCATCCGCCGGGCCCTGGACCAGCTGGGGGAGGGCGGAGATGAGTAAAGCAATCAAGCACATCAAGGCCGGACTGCTCCACATTGAGGTTATTGGGACGATCCCGGACCGTCCAC